ATGAGCTGATGTCTGACATCATCAAAAGCTTTGGTGGCTCAATTACCATCAAGCAAGCAATTGCTCAAGCTCAAGCAAGACTTGACTGGACATTTGATGAGCAAGACATTGAGCATCTCTGCTCACTTCAATCAAACAATTTTCAAATCATAAACAAAATCATACATGAAAAACTTGATCAAAGCAGTCAACAAAGTGATGACTGAATGCACAACAATTGACAAGTCATCAAAAGTTGGCTCTGGCTCTTATGCGTACAAAGGTGTCAAAGACTCAGAACTCAAGCTGATGCTCTCAAGATCAATGAGAGAGAATGGTCTTGCAATCTTTCCAACTCACATTGATGAGTCAACAGAGATTGAGAGATACACAGACAAAAATGGAAAGCCAAAAATGCAAGTATTCACCAAAGTGACAAGCAAGTTCACTCTCATGCATGAGTCTGGTGAGAGCATTGAACTGTCTGGCATTGGTCACTCTGTTGATAATGCTGACAAAGGTGCTGGCAAAGCATCAACCTATGCAATGAAATATGCTCTCATGTACACTTTCATGGTTGCTGCTGGTGAGATTGATGATGCTGATGACTATCACTCAGATGAGATTGAGCAACCACCAGCAAAAAAAGCATCCAATGCCATTGACATTGGTGATGAGAAATATGACTCTGCTGTTGTGAAAGTGATCTCTGGTGACATCACTGTTGACAAAATATTGACCAAATACAATCTCACTGCAAGAGCTGAAAAGAAATTGAGAGAGATTGAAAATGCTGAGTAAAATGAGAGTAAAAAAAGATACATTATTTGAGCTTATAAGAGCCACTGGTCGCGAATTGCCACAGTTTGATTTGCTTGACATCATTGGAGCTGCTTATGCAAAATTGAACAAATCTGCACCAACTGATGAGCTGTATGATCTGGACATCATTGGCAATTTTCTCAACATACCACTCAAGATTCATGCTGATTCAATCAAGATGAACTACATGAAAATGCAAACAACAAGACAATTCATCTTGCAGACATATCCAATGCAAGAGATGAAAAAAAACAAGACCATGCTTGCAATTCCAGAGCCAATGAATGGCATTCTGGCTTGGGTTGATAAGTATGAGATTTGGCAGTATTGGCAACTTAATTTCAACATTAAACCGATTAAATGAGAAAACTCACTGAAATCATCACTGACTGGTCTGAGATGACAATCACTGATGAGTCTCTTGCAGATGTGCTTGAGATCAGAAAAGAATTGGCAACAAAATATTTTGAAGTTGCTCACACAGCAGCAAAAGATGCAATGAGTCACTTTGCAGATCCAGATGATGGCAATCTCTCTGGCAAGTACAATGGCAAGCTGAGACTTCTTGAAGGTGTGGCACAAGTGCTGGCATCAATGCAACAATCAATCACATTCTTGCAGCAAAGACAGCCAAGTGATGATTCACAATCTTGAGCAATTAACGTATATTTGAACATTATGAATTACATATTTTTAATCATTATGTCATCAATCGCTGGTCATGTGATGTCTTGGCTTTGGGATAAGATGATAAAATATGAGAGCTTTCAAAAGCTCAAAAAAAACAGATTCAAAGTGAGCTGGTACAAACTAAACAAGACCAGATTTCACTCAGAAAATTCAACCTTGTAAATTTTTAACCATGAATAAAGTCATTTTAATGGGCAGACTCGGAGCTGACCCAGAGTTCAAAACTCTAAACAGTGGCACAGAGATGTGCAAATTTTCACTTGCAACTCGCAAAAACAAAGATGAAACTGACTGGCACAGATGTGTGGTCTTTGGCAAAGCTGCTGAGATAGTTGATAAGTATGTCAAAAAAGGTGATCAACTGCTTGTTGAGGGTCGCATTGAATATGGTTCTTATGAGAACAATGATGGTGACACTGTATACACAACAGACATCATCTCTTACAATGTTGACTTGATTGCATCACCAAAGCAAGACAGCAATGATGAGCCACAAGCACAGCCAAAAAGAGCTGTTAAAAAGCCAGCAAGAAAGTCTGCACCAGCAGATGATGATTTTGATTTGTAGTCATTAATTTTTTTCAACCAAAGTGGCTCAAGAAAATAGAGAGGCTTGAGCCACTTATCTCAAAACAAAACCATGACAATCAAAGAGCAGATTGACAGAAATATAAAAGTGCAAGGCAGAAAGTTCACTTGGCTTGCTGGGCAACTTGGCATGAGTAGAAGGTTGCTATATTACAGAATGGAGTTCAACAACTGGACTCAGCAAGAGCTTGACAAATTGAAAGAGCTGAAATTCATCTCATGATTAAGCTCAGAGATTACCAACAAGATGCAATCTCAGCATTGCAAGATATCATCAGAGCTGGCAACAAAAGACCAATCATGACATTGCCAACTGGAGCTGGCAAAGGTCGCATCATTGCAGCGATTGCTCACAGCTCACTCAGCAAAAACAGAAAAGTTCTCATCACAGCACACAGAGCTGAGATTCTTGATCAACTGATTGACAATCTCAATGATCTTGGTGCTGATTTCACAAATCTTGAGTTGATCACTGTGCAGACAATGGTGAGATCACCACACAAGATTCCAAGCTTTGACTTGTGCATCATTGATGAGGCTCACATTGGAAATTTCAGAAAGTTCATGGAGCTTTCAGATCCAAAGAGAGAGAAATATTTCATTGGCGTGACAGCAACTCCAATGGCTGCATCAAAAAAGAAACCATTGTGGCAGACATTTGATGATGTATCACAGACCATCTCAATCAATGATTTGATTGGCTTGGGCTATCTATCAAAACCAACATATCACATTGCAAAAGTTGACACCAGCTCACTTGTCAAAGACTCAACTGGTGACTTTTCAAACAGCTCACAAAATGATCTCTTCAATCAGACAACACTCTTGCACTCAATTGATGATGCATGGCTGAGGAGAGTTGGCAAGACAGTGATTTTCACACCAAACAATGAAATGACTGAGCAAGTTGCTCAGAGATTCAACATTCCATTTGTACACTCAAACATCTCAAAACAAGAGAGAGATGACAGGATTGATCATTTCAAGAATGATGGTCAAGCAATTGTCAACACTGGCATTCTCACAACTGGCTTTGATGCACCGATGATTGAAACTGTGATCATTTACAGAGCAACCACATCATTGCCATTGTTCTTGCAGATGTGTGGCAGAGGCTCAAGAGTTGTCAATGGTCAAAAACACAAATTTCACATTGTTGATCTTGGTGGCAATGTTGAGAGACTTGGACAATGGCATCAAGAGCATAACTGGCAACAAATCATGATGACTCAAGGCAGAAAGATCACTGATGGTGTTGCTCCAGTGAAAGAGTGTCCAAAATGTGGATATTTGAATCACACAACTGCAAAAGTGTGCAAAGCATTTGATTGCACATACATCTTTCCAGATCCAAAGAAAGAGAAACTCAAAGCAACCACATGGCAGACATTCAAGTATGGTGATCAGATGCCAACTGAGCTGAGAAAGCCAGTCAATGAGATGACTGCTGATGAGTTGCTTGCAAGAGCTGCACTTGGATCAAAACAACATGGCAAGTCTTATTCAATCTCATGGGTTGTGTATCAAGTTGGACAGATGCCAGCAGACAGATGGTTGCCAATGCTGCACAAGATTGCAAAAATCAAAGGGTATAAAAAAGGATGGGTGATGTGGTCACTTGGCAAGATTAGATCACAAAACAAATTGAATTAAAAAACCCAGATTTCTCTGGGTTCTTATAAATTAGCAAAAGCAAAACAAAACATACATGAGCAAATATACACTTTCAGAGTGCAAAACATTGATTGAAAACAACATCTCTGTTGTTGTTGCTGATCAATACAAAAAGCCATTGTGGTCAGCATGGCAATCAAAACAAATCACTTTCACACAGTTCTCAAGATACTACAAGAAAGCTGATGCAAAGATCACTGGCATTGTCTGCACCAACAACATTGAGTGCATTGATGTTGATCTCAAGATATTACCAGAGAGCAAAAGAGACTCTGAGTTCAAGAAAATGATCACATTCTTTGCTGATCAAATTGATGACTTTCACAAGAAATTCTTTGTTCAACGTACACCATCCAAAGGATTTCATATTGTTTACAAATGCAAATTCACAGAGAGCAACAAAAAGATTGCTTTTGTTGAAACAGAGTCAGACAAGTTTGAATGTCTCATTGAGACTCGTGGCTCTGGTGGCTACTTTGGCATATACAAGAATCTGAACATTTTTGGCTCTGCTTTCAACATTCCAGAGATCACAACTCATGAGAGAGATATCATCATGCATTGTTGTGAGTCATTCAATGAAAAACTGGCACATGAGAAAGTCTCAAAAAAAGCCATCAAAGAACACTCACAATCAACTGTCACACCTTGGGATGACTATGACAGCAAGACTGATGTTTTTGAAGTAGTACAGAGCATCTTTGACATAGTTGGCAAGACTCCAAAAGGATATCAAATCAAGAGGATTGGTGGATCAAAGTCATCACATCACTCTGGATATATTTACACAGACAGAAATATCATGTTCTTGTTTTCTGGCAATTCAATCTTTCCAGCAGAGATTGGACTCTCACCATCAGCTTGTCTTGCTCACAGAGATTTCAATGGTGACTTTGCTGAGTGTGCCAAGTATCTCTATGATCAAGGCTATGGTGACAGAAAACCAACAACAGAGATTGAGCAAGTTGAGATGCCATCATCTGATGGATTTCCTGTTGAGATATTTCCTCAGCCAGTGATTAAGTACATCAATGCTGTTCACAAAGAGTCTGGATTGCCAGTTGACTTTCTTGCCTCAGCAATTCTCTTTGTGTATTCAGTCATCTGTGGCACAACATTTGGCATCAGAACAATCTTTGGTGGTGTGCAATTTCCAGCAATCTGGATTTGCTTAATCACTGGCACTGGCAGATTCAAGTCACCAGCAATCAAGAGAGCCATCTTGCCATTGATTGAAATTGAAGAGCGAATGCACAAGACATTCATCAATGAGATGAGAAAGTACAAGCAAGCTCAAGAGAATCAAAAGAAAGGTCAGAAAACTGCTGAGGATGCAGAGCCAATTGATCACATCATCTATGTTGAGAATACAACATTTGAAGCTCTTGCAGATGACTTGCAGAATAATGAGCATGGTGTTGGATACATCAAAGATGAGCTGAAAGGCATGATGACTCAGTTCAACAAATACAGTGGAGGTGACAATGATATGTCTCAATGGCTTGAGATTTGGAATGGTGGTGCATTAAAGCTCAGACGAAAGCAAGCCAAGAAAGCAAGAATCAGCAATGTGTATGTGCCATTGATTGGCGGCATTCAACCAGATATCATTCACTCAATCATTGATGATGAGAACAAGTCATCTGGCTTTGTTGATCGCTTTCTCTTTGTGTCCAATTATGATGAGATGCCAATGCTCAATGACTTTGAGATGAGCAACCACATTGAAAGACAATACATCAATCACATGATCAAAGGATTTGAGACAATGACAAAGCTCAAGAGAAACTCAATCATGTACTTGAATGATGATGCAAAAGATGAGATCAGAGAGTTTTGCAATCAAGCAAGAACAAACATGAATGCTGGTGACATGATTGGCTTTGATGGTATGTTTGCCAAGTCTCAAGCATACATTCACAGACTCACAGCTCTTTGCCATCTGATGCATGAGATGCATGATCATCAAGGTGGTCAAGTCTCAGCTCATGTTGATGTGACATCAGTTCAGAGAGCAAAGCTGATCATGAACTTTTTTGAGCAACATGGCATTCACACTCGGAAAAAGCAGAGTGTTGATCTTGAAAAGATGCAGACATTGAAGTATCTCAAGATGAAAGGTGCAACAACTAAAAAACAGCAAGCAATTGAGCTTTTCAAGCAATACAATGGATCAATCAAATATGATGAGATTGCTCAATTGGTTGGATACAATAGCAAACAAGCAGTTGAATATCATCTCAAGAAAGACAATGCTTGTGTGAAGTTGATGAAATCAAGAAAATAAAAAATGGTCAAAAAAGTCAAAGAAAGTCAAAGCAAAGTCAAGGTGCAACACATTGACAGTCAGTTAGTTAATACTAAATTTTGACTTTTTGACCAGTTTCTTTGTAAGTAAGAAAAAAAATGATGATAGTGTATAGAAAAATGTACACTAAATAAATGAAATAGTAAAAAAGAAAGAAAAAGTCAAAATACATATATATATATTTAATAATCAATCACTTACACCTTGACTTTCTAAAGTCAAAATTTGTCAAAAAGTCAAAAAGTCAAAAATGACCAAACACGATCAACTGCAATCTCAATGTTTCATATGGTTTCACAACAATCACTCTGATGTGCGTGGATTGATGTGGGCGAATGACAACTCACCCAGAAACAAAAGAGATGGAGCAAAGAGAAAAGCCATTGGCATGATTGCTGGTGTCTTTGATCTGTTGTTTTATCATCATGGCTGTCTCTATGCATTTGATATCAAAGTTGGCTTTGATAAATTGAGCAAGAAACAACTCACTTGGAAAAAACTCATTGAGATGCATGGTGGCAAATGCTATGAGATCAGATCACTCAGCCAGTTTCAAATGCTCATTAATGGAGTGCTAAACAAAGAAAAACAATGATTGCTTGTTTTGCACACTTTGCAGATTGCTCACTGCTCTCAAATACTTTTTTGATGTGTTTGTATGCTGAGAGTGATTTGATGCTCTTAAAACGCACGAATGACACTAAACAAAATTTAATTCTGCTTACATAAGTTATCAATATAAAAAATGAAAAGACTTGAAGAACTCAAGCAGCAGCGCAAAAACTCAAGAAATATTCAAGTGATTGAACAACTTTGCTTGAATTTCTCAAGAAACATAATCATCAAGAATGAATTTATCAATTTGCTGAGAACAAAGCAGATGGTTGGTGGCAAAGCATTCTCTGATGACAGACTTGTGATTGCTCAATACTTTTGGCACAACAAGAGATGGAACATCAGCAGAACATGGTATTTTCAAAAGCATGAGCTGATGACTGGATCATCACAAGAACAATTCAACAAGCTCATTGACTTGATTTCACACAGATATGCAAGTCTTGAGTTTACAGATGTGCATTGATTATTTATATATTTGCAAACATGACAACAAGACCAATCAAAGATTTTGATGACTATCACATTGATGAGCTTGGCACTGTGTACAACAGGCATGGCAGACCACTCAAGCATCAAACTTTGTGGAATGGAAAGGCTGGTGTCTTTCTGAGAAAAGAGAGAAAGACATATTGCAGAACAGTTGAAAAATTAATCAAAACCCATTTTACTGAATTATGAAGTTATCAGAAATAAAACGAAACCCAAACAACCCAAGAGTCATCAAGGATGACAAATTTCAAAAGTTGGTCAATTCAATTGAACAGTTTCCAAAGATGATGAAACTCAGACCAATGGTCATCAATGGTGACAATATTGTTCTTGGAGGCAACATGAGACTGAAAGCTCTGGAACACTTGGGATACAAAGAGATTCCAGATGAATGGGTGAAAAGAGCTGATGAGCTGACAGAAGATGAGCAGAAAAGATTCATCATTGCAGACAATGTTGGCTTTGGTGATCATGATTTTGAAATGTTAAAAGCAGAATGGGATGTTGATCAGCTTTCTGATTGGGGATTGGAAATTCCACAATTTGAAAATGATGAGGTTGTTGAAGCATCAGAAGATGATTATCAAGAGCCAGATGATTTGCAAGTGGATGTTGTACTGGGCGATTTGATTGAAATTGGTGATCATCGTTTGCTTTGTGGGGATAGTACAAACAGCGACCAAGTTGCAAAGTTGATGAATGGAAAAAAAGCTGATATGGTCTTTACTGACCCTCCTTATGCTTTATTTGGCAATAGTACAGGAGTTGCTGGAATAACAGATGACAATATGGTAAGACCATTTTTTAAGTCAATTATGAATATGCTGAAAAGAAACACAATCAACTATGGGCACATTTATATGTGTTGCGATTGGCATTCTGCATTTTCAATCGAAGCTTGCGCAAGAGAAGTTGAACTTAAGGCAAAGAATATGTGTATTTGGGATAAAGGTGATGGCGGTGTTGGAGCAATGTATCAACAGTGTTATGAAATAGTTTGGTTTTTTGACAATTCTCCGACAAACAAAACAACAATGAACACGGTTAAAGCTGGAGTTAGAACAGTAAATGGTGTTCCAAACATTTGGAGATTTCCAAGAGTAACATCCAATAGAGAACACAATGCACAGAAACCAACTGAAATGATTTCAGTCCCGATTGAAAACGGGTCAGACAAAGGTGATTTAGTCCTTGATTTATTTCTTGGTTCTGGCTCAACAATGGTAGCAGCACATCAACTCAAACGCAAATGCTATGGCATGGAACTTGATCCAAAATACTGTCAAGTAATAATAGACAGAATGAAAAAACTTGATGAGAGTATTGAGATCAAAATAAATGGTGAAAAATACAAATAAACAAAGCCATCAAAAAGCCATCAAAACAAACCATTGAAAAAGCAATTGTTAAGTCATTTGGCAATCTCACAGTGGCATCAAGAAGTCTTGGCATTGCAAGACCCACATTGTATAAATGGATCAAGATGCATAATCTTGACACATCATTGCGTGAAGGTAGAGAGCAAATGCTTGATCTGGCTGAAAATAAACTTGCAACGAAAATCAATGATGGTGATACAACTGCATTGATATTCTTTCTCAAGACTCAAGGAAAGTCAAGAGGTTATGTTGAAAAGCAAGAGATTGATCACACTATCACTCCACCAACTGCTGTCAACATCATATCAGTTGCTGCAAACCAAATTGCTGATGACATAGATGGCTGATGTAAATTTCAAGCTGCCAGAGAAATTTGTCAATCTCACCAACAACCACAGCAAATATCTTTTCATCCTTGGTGGAGCTGGATCTGGCAAGTCAGTCTTTGCATCATTCAAGCTTATCTTGAGATGCATCACTGAGCCAAATCACAGATTTGTGGCTGTGAGAAAAGTTGCCAAGACAATCAGAGAATCTGTGTTCAAAGAGCTGACCATGAGAATCTCTGAGATGAATCTCAATCAATTCTTTGATATCAACAAGACTGAGATGAAATTGCTCTACAAGCCAACTGGCTCTGAGATCATCACATATGGTCTTGATGACCCAGAGAAACTCAAGTCACTTGCAAAGATCACTGGCATCTGGATTGAGGAGCTGTGTCCAGAAGTTGACAAGAACAGCTTTGATCAGCTCATCTTGAGATTGCGTGGTGAGACACCATTCTATAAACAAGTGATTTGCACATTCAATCCAGTTGATGAGAGACACTGGTCAAAAGCAAGACTTGATGAGCAGAGAGATGGTGATCATGTGCATCACTCAACAATGCTTGACAATCCATTCATTGATCAAGAGTACATCTCTGAAGTCAAGATGATGGCAAAATCAAATCCAAATTATTACAGAATTTTTTATCAAGGTGCATGGGGTAGAGCTGAGGTGCAATCACCATATTTCTACAACTTTGAGCTGGCAAAGCACACTGGCAATGTTGAGCTTGATGACAGATTTCCACTCATATTCTCTTTTGACTTCAATGTTGATCCATTTGTGTGCATCATTGCTCAGATATATAGAGACAGCTCTGGACATCATGTTCATGTGCTTGATGAGCTGACTCTCTTTGATGGTGATGTTCACAAGATGTGTCAGAGAATCAAATCAAAGTTCTCAACTGCTCAACTCTCCAGAGCTTATTTCACTGGTGATGCCATGCAGCGAAAGAAAGAGATCACTCAACAGAACAACATTGATGCTTGGCAGATGATCAGATCACAGCTCAATGTGTCAAGCAAGAGAATGGCTGTTCCAAGATCAAACCCAAGAGTCTCTGAGAATAGACACTTGGTGAATTTCATATTGAGTCAGCATCCAGATGTGATGATCAATGCAGACAAGTGTCCACAGCTGGTGATTGATTGTCAATATGTGGAGGCAGATGATGAAGGCAACATTTTGAAAAAGAACAGAAACAAAGAGAGCCAGAGAGCTGATCATGCTGATGCTTTCAGATACTTACTCAATGCTTTCATGGGTGATTTCGTCATCAAGCCAAAAAAGTATATATAAATTTTTTATATATTTGCTAACGTAGAAAATAAAACACGTATGAGAGACGAAGTAGAAAAACTGATAGTTGACTGGCTTAAAAGTGATAACGAGAACGCAACCTATTTAGCACACCAAATATGTGTTTTATTGGGTGTTAGCAAATCGTTTTGCCCCAAATGTGGATGTGATGAGATATTCACTTTTCACGGGTCCAGCATATGTATGAACAATGATTGTGACTGGCAAAATGTTTGCTAACTGCTCTTGGTTATGCTTAGTGCGATTAATTAACTTAAAAACTTAACAATGGAAAACTTTAAAGAAAAGGCAACTAAAATAATTGAAGGATACTGCCAAGGTATAGCACATCTTGAATTTGATGTGGAAGATTTACCAAAAATGGTGCAAGAGTTAGAGAACTTAGCATTAAGCATAACCGATGTTGGGCAATCGTTTGGGCGCTGCATCGACTTTGAAATTGATAATGAAAGTGGAGCTTGCCCATCGCAATGTGATTTTTGCAAAAAGCTACCGCAATAGCGCCCTAATGTTGCCCCAACAGCTAATATAAAACATTCAAAAAATTGAACATGAGCAAATTTGAGCAATTAAGCGATTTTGAGCAAAAAAGCATTGAGAGAATGCAAGCAGCAGTCATGTCTGGAAAGCTCTCAAATGCTGGTCTTGTGCAAATAATTGAACAAGCTGGATCATTTCTAAATCTCACAACTCCAAGCCAGTATGCAAAAGACAATTCAATGTCAT